ATTCCCTCCTTGTCTTTTCCTCAAAGGGTAAGATGTATCGTATTATCGTAGATGACATACCGGTTGGCACCAATGCGTCTAAGGGCGTTTCCATCCAAACCTTGGTAGACATGGATAATGATGAACAAGCAACATTGATATATTCCATGTACTACGAAACTGATGCTCAGTATGTATTCTTTGCAACCAAAAATGGTACAGTAAAGAAAACAGCACTGGAAGAATATCTAAAGACCAAGAAGAAAAATGGAATCGCTGCTATTAATCTACGTGAAAATGATGCTCTTGCCGCAGTCACATTGATGAAGGATGAACAATTACTTCTTATTACAAAGAAGGGTATGGGCATTAGAATTAAGTCAACTGATATTGCTCCTTCAAGTCGTGCAACCATTGGTATTAAGGGCATTAACCTTACTGATGGTGATGAAGTAATTGCCGCTCTGCCTATTCGTGATACAAATGACCAGGTGGCTGTATTCACCAAGAACGGCCTGGGCAAGCGCATGAAACTAACAGAGTTCATGACTCAAACTCGTGGTGGCAAAGGAGTTATCTGTTACAAACCTTCTGGTTCTACTGGTGATGTAGTAGCAGCAACTCTGGTAAATGATGAAGATACCTTATTGGTGATTGGCTCACCAAAAGCCATATGCATTAGTGCCAAGGATATTAGTGTTTTAGGCCGGCCTAGTACCGGCGTACAAATCATTAAAGGCGCAATTAATGCCGTAAGCAAAATCTAAGGAGGAAGAAATTCCTCCTTTTCTTTTATTAAAAAATATTATATAATATACATAGAAGAATAAGAGGAGTGTTAAATGTATGACGAATCAAGAAACCATGCGTAATTTAATTAATTTTTTGAATTATCATACAAAAAAGTATTTAGCTGGAGAACCAGAAATTGAAGATACTGAATGGGATAATAAATATTTAATGCTCCGTGATTTGGAACGTTCAACTAATATTGTATATCCCGATAGCCCAACTCAACATCTGTATTTTGAAACAGTTGATAGTCTCAGAAAGTTTGACCATGGCGAATATCCGATGCTTAGTTTGGACAAAACTAAGAGCCTACAAGAGTTCCAAGACTTTATTGGCACGCATGAAAGCGTATTATCTGCCAAAATGGATGGTTTAAGTTGTAAACTTTGCTATCTTGATGGGGTATTGGTATCGGCGGCTACTCGCGGTAATGGAGTAGAGGGCGAAGATATTACTCATAATGCTCGTGTACTACAAAATGTGCCATTGCAGATTCCTATTGAAAATATGGTGATTGTAACTGGTGAAGTTATTTGCGAAGCTGAAACATTTAAGCAGTTTGCAGATGAATTTAAAAACCCACGTAATTTTGCGGCAGGCGCAATTCGTTTGCTTAATTCTAAGGAATCAGCTATGCGGCACCTTAGCTTTTATGCTTGGGATTTAGTGAATAGCGACGCTAAAACCTATTCTGAGCGTATGCGACAATTAATTGATTTAGGTTTTACTCCTGCTCCCTTTACTGTAATTTCTTCTACCGAAAATCTGGAATCTACAATTTATAATATTCGAGAAGATTGTGCTAAGGCCGGTCTACCCATTGATGGCGTTGTAGTAAGATATAACGATATTGCGTATGGTAACTCATTGGGTGAAACTTCGCATCATCCTCGTCATTCGTTCGCATTTAAGTTTGAGGATGAAGTTGTAGAATCTACCCTTGAAGATATTGAATTTGAACCAAGCCGTAACGGCATAATGACTCCAGTCGCTATTTTTACTCCTGTGGATTTGCTTGGCTCTACAGTCAGTCGTGCCAGTTTGCATAATATTAGCATTATGAAGCAAACCCTTGGCGACCGTTATTGGCGCGGACAAAAAATTGGAATTATCAAAAGTAATATGATTATTCCACAGATTGTATGGGCTGAACCTGTGCCAGAATATGAGGGATTTAGTGATGAACCTGATTGGATTTATCTTGACGTCGATTGCCCTTATTGCGGTCGGTTGCTCACAATTTCTACCAGCGAAACAGGAGTGGAAACTCTTGTGTGCAATAATGAACACTGCCCTAGTCGTATCAATAATCAACTTGATTATTTTTGCGGTAAAACTGGTTTTGATATAAAGGGACTATCAAAAGCCACATTAGATAAACTTGTTGATTGGGGTTGGGTAGAAGAAAAAGCCGATATTTTTACATTGGCTAAGCACCGTGATGAATGGATACAGAAACCTGGATTTGGGCCAAAGTCTGTAGACAATATTCTAAATGCGATTGAATCGCGTAGAACTATTGACTTACCACATTTTATTGCTTCTTTTGGTATCCCAGGTATTGGTTTGAATGTAGCCAAAGAACTTTGTACACATATTCATTCTTTGCATGAATTTTATCAGATTATGGATGGCACTATTGATTGCACAGAATGGGATGGATTTGGCAGAGCCAAACGCAATGCCATTATGTGTGCGCCGCTGGATGACATTCAAAAAATTGCAGCATGTGTACAAATTACCGAACCAGAAACAGTATCTGTTGTACCAACCGAGTTAACCGTGGTTATTACTGGTAAACTTAAAGCAGGAAGTCGTGCTAATGTTAAAAAGCAGTATGAAGCATGGGGCGTAAAGGTATCAGATAGTGTATCCAGCAAAACAAATTATCTTATTGCAAATGCGCCAGAAACCAGTGCTAAATATAAGAAAGCCCAAGAATTAAATATTCCTATCGTGACTGAAGAGGAATTCGTATTTGAAATTCTAAAAAAATAATGAGATAATAGTATTACGATAAACAAAAGGAGTTTTTCGTATATGACCAAAAAAGAGCGTCGTAGAGTAGCTACTGAATTAGCAAAATATGAAATTGTAATTCAAGGTTCGCATGATGAATTTGCGAAACGTGCCGCCGAAGAAGAAGTTATGAAGATTACTGCTAAAGTACGAAACTTCGAGGACATGGAAGCTATTGACGAAATGGTTCCCAAGATTATGCGCGATATAATTGAAAATGCCGAAAAATTTTGGGATAATGAAAATAGTTAATAAATAAGAATTAAAACTTGCGTAGTGATTCTTAGTTATTATAAATTAATTACATTATATTTTTTATCTAAAAGGAGAAATGAACTATGGCTGCTATGAAGGAAAATACTCGTAAGGTTTTTGAATATCTACGTGAGGTAGACGGACAGAATGTTGTTGCTGCTGACGTTGCGGAGGCTCTTGGCCTCGAGAAGCGCCAGGTGGATGGTATCTTCACCAGTGCTATTCAGCGTAAGGCTTATGGCTTCCGTGAAGAGGCCGAAGTAGAGCTAGCTGATGGCTCTCATGCAAAGGTAAAGTTCCTACGTCTAACCGACGCTGGTAAGAAGCTCGACCTAGACAATCCCGACGGCGAGTAATTTTAAGTTTGATAATGGGCGGACTAACTATAACTGACGGTTAATCCGCCCATTTTTCTCTGTATGACCTTTTTATACATTCTACTCGGCATCCTCGCTGGTGGTGTAGTGTGCTGGTTGGGATTGCGGCCCTACCTCAAACGGACAGTTGAAGAGGACAAACGAGTAGCTAAAGAAAACGAGATTCGTGCGGCAGAACTTGCATCTACGCAACAGGCTCTGCATAACACTCAAGATGAACTCACAAATACGCGCACGCTTCTCGCAAGTGAAAAAACAACAGTAGCAAATCTTCACGAATAGGTAAGTGCTGCTACACGTACTTTAAATGATTTACGGCAAGAAAAAGACCGTTTGAATGAAACTATTAATTATCTACATAGTCAAGCTGCAACCGTCAAAACAAATGTACAGGATGCACTTGATGCTGACTTAGAAAAAATCCAAGCGGATTATGAAGCCGCTCGGTTGGCTGCCGAACAAGAATATATTGATTCAATCGGTACTATGAGCGAGCAGATGGGTACGTTAATTGATAGTAAATATCAAGACCTTGAAGCAGTTCAAAAATAGATTAACAGTGCAAAATCAGTAATGGCATCAATCAATGAAGAAAAGGCACGAAATGAAGCAGAAGCGTCCTTATACATGCTTAGCGTCACGGCTGATGACCTTACTGAGATACGAGCCCTCCGAAATGTCGCCAAGACGTTCCGTGACGCTACTCCTGTTAATAAACTTATTTGGTCTTTATATTATCAAAAACCCTATAAAGACCTTGTGCTTAAATATCTTGGCGAAGAAAAAACCTGCGGCATCTATTCCATCACCGATACCACAACAGGTAAAAGGTACGTTGGACAATCGGTTGACGTGGCGACAAGATGGGCCGACCACATCAAAAGAGGATTAGGCGCCGACAAAGGTTCGGATACGAAACTCTATGCGGCAATGAAAGAACATGGAGTTGAAAATTTCAAATTTGAATTATTAGAGCGAGTTCCTCGTGATAAGTTAAATGAGCAAGAACGTTTTTGGATTGATTATTTCGATACGGCAAAAACAGGATTGAACATAACTAAAGGAAATGCTTAATTGAAAAATCTAAAAAATTTTTATATAATATATATAGAAAATGAATGAAAGGAAGTTACCTCATGAGCAAGAAGCAGAAGTTTATTGAGTGGGTTACTATGAATACGAATGTGGACGACATGCCCGAAGATGTGGCCTCTTATTGGAATGGCCTAATTCTTACCAAGGAAAAGGAGAAGCCTGCATTTACCGATAATGGTAAGATGATTCTTCAGTTCCTTCAGACTGCCGTTGGTACTCATTATACCAGCAAAGAGATGGCTGAAGCAATTACTCTTTCTTCGCGTACTGTATCTGGCGCCATGCGTAAGCTGGTAAATGATGGATACGTTGAAAAGGTTGGTGCTGACCCTGTGGTATATGAGATTACAGAAAAGGGCAAGGCCGTAGAGTGGGAAGATTGACTTCCCACAAAAATTAAGGGATAATATAATTACAAGATTTTAAGAAGAAAGAATAGGAGATAAAGATTATGCGTAAAATGGTTAATACTTATCATCTTGAGGGACAGCTTTACGATCAGAATCTGGAAGTTCGTACTACTGGTGCTAATTCCAAGGCACCCGGCACTGAATACATCCGCGGTGATATTCAGATTGCGACCGATTCAAAGCATACCAATATCATTCGCGTTTACTATACTTATGTTGTTGCCTCTCAGGCCAGCGGCCGTACTTGGAACGCTCTGAAGGAGATTATCGACGGTAAGCGCAAGACTTTTATGGCCGGCGGTGACGAAGCTGCATTTGTGCGTATTGATACGCAGATTGCAGTAAATGATTTCCTTCCTGCTGGCGGCAAGGACATTGTTTCTCAGGTTCGTAATGAAGGTGGTTTCATTCACTTCATCGAACCTTCTGCGATGACTCCTGTTACCAAGCAGAATCCTTTCGCTCGTAACAAGTATACGGTTGACGTGGTTATCACCAAAGCAACTCATGTTGAAGCTGATGAAGAGACCCAGTCTCCTGAGTGCCTTAAGCTAAAGGCCGCAGCTTTTAACTTCCGTAACGAAATCATCCCTATGGAACTCACAGTAACCAATACAAAGGCGATTGATTATTTCGAGGGCCAGGATATTAGTTCTGCAAATCCTCTTGTAACTCAGGTTTGGGGACCCGAAGAGGCCATCACCACCGTGTATCATGAGGAGAAGCCCAATGCATTCGGAGAAACCGAAATTATTGAGCGTCAACGTTCTACTCGTTCCTTTATCGTTGGTGGCGCAATTCCTGATCCTTATGTCTGGAATGACGAAGGCGACATCACCGAAGATGAATTCAATAAGGCAGTTGGCGACCGTAACACCAAGCTGGCTACCGTGCGCGAAGAGGCAACTCAGCGTGCGCAGGCTAAGGCCAGTGGCGCGAATACCGCTTCTAAGATTGCTAACACTCCTGCTGGCGAGTACGATTTTTAATCGTACTCCCAGTCTTACCAGATAAGGAGGAATAGCAATGGCGATTGATCTTTTGAGTTTAAAACCACATCAGGTTAGTAGAGATTTAAGCGGTTATATTACATATATTTACGGTGAAGCAAAAACTGGTAAAACAACTTTCGCTTCTCAGATGCCCCAGCCCCTGCTTCTTGCATTTGAGAAGGGTTATAATGCTCTGCCAGGTATTATTGTGCAGGACATCACTTCTTGGGGTGAAATGAAGCAGGTGGTGCGGGAATTAAAGAAGGACGCCGTCCGTGAGCATTTCAAGAGCGTCATTATTGATACTATTGATGTTGCTGGCGCCCTGTGCGAAAAATATGTTTGTGGTCAGCTGGGCATCCAGGAAATTGGTGACGCTGGATGGGGCGCTGGCTGGCGTATGCTCCGTAAGGAGTTTGAAGAGGCTTTCCG